AGGGGTTTTCTTAAGAAACCATCGAGTATTGGCCTCGTGGCGGAAGGCGATGACGGCGAAGTAGTCAGATACGCGCTCTACACCCTCTATGAAAATTCGATGTCGGTCGACCGTCTCGTGGTTGATCGAAACAAAGCGCGCACCGGCATCGGTCGCGATCTCCTGTCTAATCTGATCAAGAAAGTGACCGGCCACGTTCGCCGCAACAAAATCTACTTCAATGTTGGCGAGCGAGATCTTGACACCCAACTGTGGCTGAAAGCTTGCGGAATCAAATGCGAGCGAATCGTCAAGGGTGGCTTCTGGTTTGGCGACTCTGCATTCCAGTTTGTGTTTCGTGGAAAAAAGGACGCGCCGTTCAATCGGATCTCCGGGTACCTCACTGGAGCCGAGCGGCGATAGGAAAAGGAAGTCAATCATGCAGGTAGTGACAGTGTTCGATATCGAGACAGGACCGCTCGACGAAGCAACCGTGTGTCGGCGTGTCTATTTGCGTGCGAAGAACATTGAAGACATAGACGAGCGAATCGCCTATGTGCAAAAACACACCGCGCAGGCTGCGCTCAGCGCAGAGACTGGACACGTATTGGCCATTGGGTACGGCGGCAGCAACGGGGTTAAGTGGGTTGACGGAGTTGATGCTGAGCGCACGGAGTGGGATGTGCTGACCAGTTTCTGGGACAAGGTCGAAGGCGCTATAAGGACCGGCGAGAAAATGGTGGGATTCAACATCTTTGAATTCGACTTGCCGTTCCTGGTTTGCCGGTCCCGGTATATCCAGGCGGATGTTCCGCACATTGCGCTGCCGAACAAGTACGGCAAGTGGCACGAGATCTTCATCGACATCATGGTTGACTGGGCTGTTGGCAGGTGGAAGCAGCGGATCTCAATGAATCTGCTCGCTGACTGCCTTGGTCTGGAAGGCAAGAACGGAAACGGTGCGGAGTTCGCCAATTTATGGGCGACCGATCAGCCGCGGGCGAAGGAGTACCTGCTGAACGATCTCCGCATGACGTGGGAAACAGGAAGAGCTATCGGGTCGATTTAGTTTCATTTTCACAGGAGGCAATTTAGATATGGCGAATTTGGATGAAGCCATGGAAGAGGTGGCGGAGCGAAGGCAGCGAAACCGCCAGAAGAAGCCGTATTTCGTCGAGCGGCCGACCGAGACTGCGGAGTGCGCCACTGTGGTGGCGTGGACGCGAGCGTGTGACTTTGTGTTCGACGATACGATCGCCGCGCGAAAGTGGATTCGCGACAACGGTGATCAGGGCAAATATCGCATCGTCGCCCTGTGCGATGAGTGTGAGAAGAAGGTCGAGACGGTAACTAAGACGTCCTTAGTTTAGGAGGCAGGTTGATGATCAGCGCCGTGAGCACGACCGTGAAGTTCGACTACTCAGAGTTCGATGCGGCGACCCGCGGGAAACTCGAGTCAGCTGCCGCTGCTATTGGCAAGCATCGCGAGAAGGCGGTGTCGGAATTGATGGCGGTGGCGAAAGAGGTGGCCAAGGCGCACGGTGTGCTCGCGGCGGCTGGTTGCGAAGGCAAGTTCAATCAGTGGGTGGAATCGGAATGTCCATTCAGTCGCGCCACCGCATACCGGCTGCGCGACACGTATTTGCTGTTCGGAGATTGCGAATACGTTGCGAATATCGACGACGACGCGCTGCGCGTACTGTCCAGGAAAGAAATGCCAGACGACATGCACAAATGGGCCAAACGGAAAGCCAAAAGCGGTCGCGTCACAAAGCCAATGGTCATGGATCAGTTCGGGGCATGGAAAGCAGAAAACGTCGACGAGGATGACGAACCGCAGACCGTTGAAGAAGAAGATGACGGCACTTGCTCCGAGGAATGGGAGGTCAGCAGTGAGGCTGACGACTGTGCCATTTGCAACGAAATGGAGGACGAGGGGGGCGACGACCGGCGTGATACCAGTTACGTCGCCCCCTTCGATTTCGGCCCCTGGAAGAAGGCGCTGAAGAAAGTGTTCGAAGAGCTGGAGACATGGGGCATCGAGAACGCCATCAGTGAACCACAGGTCGAAGAGATCCGCGCAATGTTCCGCGAGGGCGACCGACGGGTGCGGAGGGCAAGGACGTGATGGACGAGCAGAAGGAATACGAAAGCCACTGGTTCGTCAAGTCGCTGCAATGGGTGCCCGAGCGGATTAAGCGGCACCGACAAATTCGCTCCTGCGATGGACAGCTGTCGTTGCCAATCACGCCAGGCGAGGCCGACCGGAGAAAGCGAAAGAAACGAAAGCAGAAGAAAGCGAAGGGTGAGACATGTTGAAAGGTGTTGTTCGAGGAAAGCAAGTGGGCCCGCGGCGAGTCATTAATTACGGCATGCATGGGGTAGGCAAGTCTACCTGGGCGAGCCGCGCGCCGAGCCCCTTGGTGTTGACGATCGAGGATGGATTGAACGACCTGGAGGTTGATCGCACTCCACTGCTGCGCCGGACGGCGGACGTCGCGCAGTGGCTAATCGAGCTGGGCGGCGAGGAGCCCCACGGCTACAAGACCGTGGTGATCGACACGCTCGACTGGCTCGAGAAGCTGATCTGGTCGGCGACGTGCGAGGACGCCGGGAAAAAGTCGATCGAGGACTTCGGGTACGGACGCGGGTACGCACTCTCCATGAAGCGGTGGGAGATGCTGCTGCTGCTGCTCGACTGCTGCCGCGCCAAGGGAATGAACATCGTACTGCTGGCGCACGCCCGCATCGAAAAGTTCAGTCCGCCGGACGCCGACTCGTACGATCGCTGGACGCTGGACCTGCATAAGACGGCTTCAGCGCTCGTGCAGGAGTGGGCGGATGAAGTCCTGTTCTCCACATACCAAGTCTCGACGATCAAGCGGGACGAGGGGTTCCGCGAGCGCACAAGGGCGATTGGCGGGAGCGACCGCATTGTGCACACGACAGAGGCTGCCACCCACGCGGCGAAACGGCGGATCGTGCTGCCGGATGTCTTGCCACTGGAGTGGAGCGAGTATCAGAAACATTGGCCGGTCAGCGCTGTGCCGACTGGCGACGTAGCTGGGATTGTGACCAATGGTCACAGCAAGCAGAAAGACGGTGACGCATGAGTGGTAATCTTCAGGGCTTCGACGCGAATGCTGTGAAGCCTACGACGTTTGACGTGCTCCCCGCGGGCGAGTACGAGGTGGCGATTGTTTCGAGCAGCGTGCACCCGACAAGCAAGGGTGACGGACAGTACCTCAAGCTCGAAATGCAGGTGCTCAATGGCGAGTTCCAGAACCGCAAGCTGTTCGATCAGCTGAACCTCTGGAATCCTTCGGCGCAGGCGCAGGAGATCGCCCGCGGGACCCTGTCCGCGATCTGCCGCGCAATCGGGATCATGACGCCCAACGACTCGACCGAGCTGCACGACAAGCCGCTGCGGGTCAAGGTGTTGGTCAAGAAGTCGGACGAGTTCGGCGAGCAGAACAAGATCCGCTCGTACAAGCCGCGAAACGGCAAGCCGCCGACGACTGAACTGGCTGGCGACACGCCGACTCCCGTCGACGCGAACCCCTGGGCTAAGGCCGCTGGCGAGAGGTTCTAAGCGATGGAACTGCGATGGTACCAACACGAAGCCTGCCGGGCCGTCTGGGACTTCCTGTGCAACAAAGGAGGCAACCCGGTCGTCTGTCTACCGACTGGTTCAGGTAAGAGTCTCATACTCGCTGACCTGTGTCGGGAAGCCACCGGGCGGTTCGGCGGGCGGGTGTTGGTGCTGGCACATCGCAAAGAACTGCTGCAGCAGAACGCGGAGAAGATCAAATTGGCGTGCCCCGATCTGGATGTCGGGGTGTATTCGGCTGGACTGGATTCTCGCGATACGGAGCATCGAGTGGTTGTGGCGGGGATCCAGTCCATTTTTCGCCGCGCCGAGGAATTCGGGCGACGACACCTCGTGCTGATCGACGAGTGCCACATGATCCCGCACGACGGCGAGGGCATGTACCGGCAGTTCATCACCGAGCTGCGATCGATCAACTCGGATCTGCGGATGACCGGGACGACGGCCACGCCGTACCGACTGGACTGCGGGCCGCTGTGTCGGCCAGACGGACTGTTCCAGCGGGTCTGCTACTCAGCGCCGATCCGGCAACTGATCGCCGAGGGGTGGCTGTGCAACCTCACGACCAAGGCGGCGGACGCCACAGTGGACACGAGCAAGCTGCACCTACGAGGCGGCGAGTTCATTCCTGGCGAGGCCGAGCAGCTGTTCAGCGGGGTGGTGGATGCGGCGTGTCGGGAGATTGTGGCGAAGGCGGCCGGTCGGCGCGCGATCCTGGTGTTCACCTCGGGCGTGAACCACGCGGAGCAGGTGGTGGGATGCCTGGAGCGGCTGACAGGCCAACAGGTGGGGCTGGTGACCGGCGAGACGTTTCCGATGGTGCGCGCGAACGTGCTGTCGGACTTCCGCGCCGGGCGGCTGCGGTGGTGCGTGAACGTGGATGTGCTGACCACCGGGTTCGACTCGCCGAACATCGACTGCATCGCCGTGCTGCGGGCCACCATGAGCCCCGGACTGTTCGCACAGATCGTGGGGCGAGGGTTCCGAATTTCGCCGGACAAGCAAGATTGCCTGGTGTTGGACTTCGGCGGGAACATCCGCCGACACGGGCCCATCGACGCGCCGGAATACGGCGTGCAGGACAAGCGGCAGCGGCACGCGGGCGAGGCCGCGGTGAAGGTGTGTCCGAACTGCGAAGTCGAAGCGATGGTCGGGCAGCCAGAATGCTACGAGTGCGGCTGGATCTTCGCTCGCGAGAAGGATCCGCACCACGACAC